TGCTGAAACTGCACAACCTTATGTTGGAAAATACTATTCTCAAGATTACGTTCGTCGCAAGATTCTGCGTCAAACTGATGAGGAAATTATTGAACAAGATAAGATCATTGAGGATGAAATCAAGAAAGGTATCATCCCCGATCCAGCAACTATTGATCCTGCTACAGGGCAACCTTTGGAATCAGCAGCAGACATGGATTTAGGTCAACCACAAATGGAACCTGAAATCGATGGATCTGCAACTGAAGCACCAGAAATGCCCAAGGGAGGAGAGATATAAATACTTACTATAAAAAATTGACATCTCAAAACAATGGATCAATTAATCGACTTACTCACTACTGATGAGACATCACCGTCTCAAATTAGTGATACAATTAAAGACATTCTTTATGGAAAGGCGACTGCACGAGTAGATGCATATCGCAACGAAGTTGCTACTAAGTTATTTGAACCAGAAACTGAAGTAGCAGATGATGAAGAAGAAGATCAGATTTCTGCAGAATTGGATTCCGAAGAGGAAGAAGAGGAAGAAGTAGAAGGTGAGGAATAATAAATAACTAGTAAATGAACTCTTAACTATAATGGCCCTTAATCCTGTAGGCGCTGCTCAGACCGCACCGCTAGATAATACAAAGCTAACGTTTAAACAACGAACTGATACTATCAGGGTTGTTGCTGTGGGTGGGGCAGCATATGTTGCAATTGGAACTAATCCTACTGCATCATCTGCTAATTTCTTGGTTGTCACTGGTGAACCTGAGAATATTTCTCTCGGAAAACCACGGTCAATGACTGCAACTGGAGTTACAACAGTTGCTGGTGATATTGGATCAACTGCCATTATTAGTTTACCTGAAGGAACTGGGTCACCTTTCGCAGTCGGTGATGCAGTTACTTTGACGGTACCAGACCAAGATTATTACAACTTCACTAATAAGATTGTTTTATCAGTGGATTCAATTGTAGGTGGTGGTGCTGGTATTGATGGTACATTTAATACTAGAGTTAGAGTTAATAATGCTTATTCAGCAGGCATTGCAACTGCGTTTACTGCTGGTAATGACGCCGACTTAAGATCCTCGGTTAGTGTCGCTGCTCTCAAGCAGGGAACATCCGGTGGAATGGTCCATGTACAACAAATTCAAACCAGCGGGGGAGCCTGATGAAACTTATTAGAGAAGAAATCGAAACAGTTGAGTTTCTTGTCGAACAAAAGAACGGCAAGAAATCCATGTATATTGAAGGAGTTTTCCTTCAGGGTAATATCAAGAACCGCAATGGTCGGATGTATCCCATGGAAACTCTTCGTCGTGAAGTAGGCAGATACAACGAAAATCATGTAGCTGCTGGTAGAGCACTCGGTGAACTCGGACACCCCGATGGTCCCACCGTAAATCTCGATAGAGTTTCTCATAAAATCGTATCTCTGAAAGAGAGTGGTTCAAACTTTATTGGTAAAGCAAAGATTTTGAATACCCCTATGGGTAAGATCGCTGCTTCTCTCGTTGAAGAGGGCGTAAAACTCGGCGTTTCTTCCCGTGGAATTGGATCATTAAAACCAACTCGTGAAGGGTATAACGTCGTCGGTGATGATTTTATGTTAGCAACTGCTGCTGATATTGTTGCTGATCCTTCTGCTCCTGATGCTTTTGTTGAAGGTATTATGGAAGGAAAGGACTGGGTATGGGATGGTGGCATTCTTCGTGAGAAGTTTGCTGAAAGAACATACAAGGAAATCAACACCCTTGTCGATCAGAAGCAACTTGATGAGAAGAAACTGGACCTGTTCAGCAACTTCCTCAATAGCATTTGATATTGATTATATAAAATAATTTAATTTATAAATAAATATAGATTTAACAAAGGTCAATCGGAGAGTTAAAATGTCTCGTGGCACAAAATTACAAGAAATGGAAGTAAAGACACAGCAATCCAAAACCGCTGTAAATGCTGGTGCTAAGGCTGGCGATCCTATGCCGACAATGGCAGATCCCGGAACTCAACTGGCAGGAGTAGAGGATTTGGGTGGTCCTACCCCAGAGAACTATAAACCAGACGACGATTCAGCAAAGCTGAAAACTCCCGGTGGCACCTTGAAGCAAGTTAAAGACGTTGTAAACAAAGGCGCTAAAGCAGCAGATTCCATGAAAGGCATGAAAGAAGAAGAAGTGCTTGATACCGAAGAGACCATTGAAGAAGAGGAAGTAACTACTGATGAAGTAGTTGCTGAAGAAGAAGTTGTTGAAGAAGAAGTTGTTGACATCGAAGATGATGTCAATGCTCTTCTCGGCGGCGAAGATCTCTCTGAAGAATTCAGAGAGAAAGCAAAGGTTATCTTTGAGGCTGCTGTTAAGACCCGTGTTTCCGAAGTAAAGGAATCACTGGAGCAGCAGTTTGCTGTTAAACTCTCCGAGGAAATCGAAGAGACCAAAGCTGCAATTGCTGAAAGAGTGGATTCATACCTTGAGTATGTTTCCGAGGAGTGGTTCACCGAAAATGAACTTGCCATTGAGGCAGGTCTTAAGACCGAAATGACCGAATCATTCCTTACTGGAATGAAGGGTCTTTTTGAAGAACATTATGTACAAATCCCTGAAGAAAAATATGATGTACTTGAAAGCATGGTAGAAAAACTTGATGATATGGAGACCAAGCTCAACGAGCAGATCGAAAAGAATATCTCCCTTAACAAGCGTCTCGCAGAGTCGGTTGCTGATGGAATCTTGGATCAGGTTTCTGAGGGCCTTGCTGCCACTCAGAAAGAGAAGCTCGCCTCACTTGCTGAAAGTGTAGAGTTTGAAAGTGAAGACGAATATCGTGAAAAGTTGGAGACACTTAAGGAGTCATATTTCTCCTCAAAACCATCTTCTCCACAGGCTAAAGCTGAAACTCTCTCAGAGGGAGTGGACAACTCGATTGGAGTTGAGACACACTCACAATCTATGGCCGCTTACATGAAGACGCTTTCAGCGTTCAAACAAGCCAACTGAATTTAACATTAAATCAAACTAAACCCTTATCTGTAAAAGCAAATGTTCCAAACCGAACAATTGCAGGAAAAGTGGGCACCTCTCCTCAATCATGAGGGCTGCGATAAGATCTCAGATCCCCATCGTAGAGCGGTAACCGCCGTCCTGCTGGAAAACCAAGAAAAATTCCTCCGTGAGCAATCTGCCTTCGATCAAGGCGGTATGCTCGGTGAGCAGGTCGCAATCCCCAACGTAAACACCAATAGCTCCTCTACCCCTGGTTTCTCGGGTACTGCTTCTGCTAGTGGTCCTGTTGCTGGTTTCGACCCCGTTCTGATCTCCCTGATCAGACGCTCCATGCCTAACCTGGTCGCTTATGACCTGGCTGGCGTTCAACCAATGAGCGGACCTACTGGACTCATCTTCGCGATGCGTTCACGCTACACCGATCAGACCGGTAACGAAGCATTCTACAACGAAGCCGAGACCGCATTCTCTGGTCAGAACAAAGGTCTGGGAGTTGGTGCTGCTGATACCACAACTGGTTTCGGTACAACTGGTCAAACCGGTACTAACCCCTCCATCCTGAACCCTGTAGGAACTGCACAGTCCCAGGGATACAGCGTTGGACAAGGCATGGGAACCGACGACGCTGAGCGTCTGACGGGCACCACCAACAATGCCTTCAACCAGATGGCTTTCTCGATCGAGAAAGTTACCGTTACTGCCAAGTCACGCGCCCTGAAGGCTGAGTACTCACTGGAACTCGCCCAGGACCTCAAGGCAATCCACGGTCTGAACGCTGAAGCGGAACTCGCCAACATCCTCTCTACTGAGATCCTGGCTGAGATCAACCGCGAAGTCATCAGAACCATCTATAAGGTTGCTGAGCAAGGTGCTGTTTCCAACACCGCTACCCGTGGTATCTTCGACCTCGACATCGACTCTAACGGTCGCTGGAGTGTTGAGAAGTTCAAGGGTCTCCTGTTCCAGATCGAGCGCGATGCCAACGCTATCGCACAAAGAACTCGTCGCGGAAAGGGCAACATCATCATGACCAGTGCCGACGTTGCGTCTGCTCTGACCATGGCTGGTGTTCTCGATTACACCCCTGCACTCAACGCTAACCTCAACGTTGATGACACCGGCAACACCTTTGCTGGCACCATCAATGGTAAGTATAGAGTCTACATTGACCCTTATGCTGCTAACGTTGCTGCTAACCAGTACTACGTCGTAGGTTACAAGGGTACTTCCCCTTATGACGCTGGTCTCTTCTACTGCCCATACGTTCCTCTCCAAATGGTCCGTGCCGTTGGTGAGAACTCCTTCCAGCCTAAGATTGGCTTCAAGACCCGTTACGGTCTGGTCGCTAACCCATTCGCTGAGGGCACTAACCAGGGTCTTGGTAACCTCAATCCTTCTGCTAACCGCTACTATCGCCGCGTCAAGGTTACCAACCTGATGTGATACATAGTTCCGTGTGAAGGAAGTGCAAGAGGGTCTTCGGACCCTCTTTTTTTATCTAAATACAATCGTATGAAGAGATCCATATGCTATCAACAGAGTATCGCCTCAGGCTTGAATTCATATGCAACAAAATTGTCAACGGTGAAGAAGTTAAGTTGGAGGACATGATCTGGGCAAACAAACTTGCCAAAGCAAATAGATCCGCTGGTGAGATGTTAAGAAAAGCAAGACGAACCGCAATGAACCCAGACGTTCAAGAGGGCAGTCTTGATGATTTTATGAATAAGATGGATATTGGAGACCCCGATCCATCTAATCACAGAACGGGGTTTTCAGGTGCAGACGAGATAGTGGACTGGTTTCATCAAGAAAAATCTGACGATTGGAGACAAAGGGATTAATGGCACGTTCCATCTACGATAAACAAGTTGAGAATAGAAATTACCTGTCACCAACTGGGTTTAATTTTACTATTCAGAAGTGCCCTAAGGTATCATTCTTTTCAAACTCTGCACAGATTCCAGGGATTGATCTGGGTGTAACTCAGCAACCAAATTATCTGACAGATATTCCAAGACCTGGTGATAAATTAGATTTTGCAGACTTCACCCTTCGTTTTTTGATTGATGAAGATCTGAAAAACTATATGCAAATACAAAACTGGATGAGAGGTCTTGGATTTCCAGAGAGTCTGCAAGAGATTTATAATGAATTTGCAGAGTCAAGACAATTATACAAAAATCAATTGGATGGAGAAGAACTTCTTTATTCTGATGCAACATTAGAAGTTCTG